GCTATACCTACCTCTAGAAGTGAATTTAGGGAATACTGTCTCAGAAAGTTGGGAAAGCCTGTATTAGAAATAAATGTTGATGACGACCAAATAGAAGATAGAATAGACGAGTCGCTTAAATACTATTACGACTATCACTTTGATGGATCAGAGAAAACATACTACAAGCACCTAATTACTGAAGTAGATAAAGCTAACAAATACATTACTCTTCCAGACAATATCATAGGAGCGGTAAAGATATTTCCTCTTGGAGACCCTGTAGTAGGATCACAGGATCTTTTTAATATTCGCTATCAAATAGCACTTAACGACCTGTACACGCTTACTTCTGTTAGCCTTATTCCATATTACATGACAATGCAGCATCTTGCATTGATACAGGAAATAATAGTAGGTCAAAAGCCTATTAGATACAACAGACATACAAACAGACTCCATGTTGATATGGACTGGGAAATTCATAATGATCCTACATTTATTTTAGTAGAAGCTTATAGGGTAGTAGATCCAGAGATATACACAGACGCGTGGGGGGATCGTTGGTTGCAAGAATACTGCACAGCCAAAATAAAGTACCAGTGGGGTACTAACCTTACTAAGTTCACCGGCCTGGAGCTCCCCGGTGGTGTTAAATTTAATGGCGAAAAAATTCTTGATGATGCTAAGGCAGAAATTAACAAGCTAGAAGCAGAAATGATTAGTAGTTACTCATTGCCAGTAATGAACATGATGAATTAAATGGCAACGAATTTTTATTTTAATAATTTTAAAAATAGCCAAGAGCAGCTTTTAATTGAAAACTTAATAGTTGAATCCATTAAGATCTACGGGCATGAGTTGTTTTATCTTCCTAGAAAAAGAGATGCGTATGACCCTGTCTACGGGGAGAGCCCTTTAAGCTCGTTTAATAATGCATATATGATAGAGATGTATATTAAAAATGTTGAAGGTTTTGCAGGTGAAGGAGATTTTCTGTCTAAGTTTAATCTTGAAATAAGAGACAGGGTTACGTTTACTATGTCCAGAAGATCTTTCAATGATGAGATAGGGAATCTGGAAGGGTTTATAAGACCGAGAGAAGGAGATTTAATATTCTTCCCTCTTAACAATAAAATATTTGAGATTAAATTTGTTGAACATGAAGCTATCTTCTACCAACTTGGTGCACTACAAACGTTTGATATACAATGCGAATTGTTTGAATATAGCAATGAAATATTCAGCACAGGTGTAACTGATATAGATAATCTTTATGATAGCTATCAGCTAGATGTAAATGCCTTTACTTTAAAGTACGAAAGAAATGCTAACGGGTATTCCTTTGCAATTCTAGATGAAGCAGGGTTTGATCTAGTTACTGAAGGCGCAAATATAGGTGAAAAGGTTGCTGATAACAGCCCTGATATTCAAACAGAAGGATTATCGTTCATTGACTTTACAGAGATAGATCCTTTTAGCGAGGGTAAAATCTGATGTTCGGGCAAACGTTTTACCACAAAACACTTCGAAAGTATGTAACATACTTTGGAACTTTATTTAATGACCTTTACATTAATAGAACAGATGGTGGCGGAAAAAATGTTCAAAGCTTGAGAATACCCATTACATATGCACCAAGGGATAAAGCACTTGCAAGAGTAGATTCTGACCCTGGTTTAGACAGACCTGCGGCAGTTATTTTACCTATAATGTCATTTGAAATGACCGGTCTAAAATATGCAGCGTCTAGAAAACTTGCAACAATTACAAAAAGCAAAATTTCAAAAATAAACACAGCTAACGACAACTACTTAAGCTACGCATATAATCCTGTACCATATGATATTGATTTTACTTTAAACATAATGGTAAAAAATGCCGAAGATGGCACAAGAATACTAGAACAAATATTACCTTTTTTCACACCTGAATGGACTGCAACACTTAACATAATACCAGAGCTTGACATTAAATTAGACATACCGGTTTTAATAAAAGATATTTCTCATAATGATACATATGACTCTAACTTTGATGAAAGAAGAGTGTTAACATGGACTATAAATTTTACGATGCTTGGTTACTTGTTTGGACCAGTTAAGAAATTTTCTGTTATTACTCTTGCAAATACTAATTTTTACGAGTCTCTAACTGCAAATACAGTTGCAGAGAATATAACAATTACCCCTGGACTCTTAGCTAATGGTTCACCCACAACCAACGCACAACTTACTATAGATAGATTCTCTATAAAAGCAAATGACGACTGGGGCTATATTATTAATAAGACCAGTATAGATGAAACCTGATACAATTGCCAAAACCCTTAACTTACCTCCACTGGAAAAAACAGTTGACCTAGAAGTAAAGTCTTCTGATTATGAAGACGATTTTGAATATGCAAGGGGCAACTTACTTAACATTATTGAGAAGGGAGCTGAAGCCCTAGACGGCATATTAGATGTTGCCGGGCAATCTCAGCACCCTCGCAGTTATGAGGTAGCTGCTAACCTCATAAAAACGATGTCAGAAGTAAATAAAGATTTACTTGAGCTATCAAAAAGAAAACAAGAGCTTACGGGTGAAAGCAAGTCAAAGACAATCAATAATAATCTTTTTGTTGGAAGCACGGCAGAACTACAAAAACTATTAAAAAATAATGACAGCAACTGAAAATTACCTAGGTAATAGAAATCTTAAAAGAAGTTACGTAGAAATAGAATGGACGAAAGAAAACGTCCAAGAGTATATAAAGTGCTCTAAAGATCCAATCTACTTCGTAGAAAACTACGTGAAAATTATTAATGTGGATAAAGGTCTAGTTCCGTTTATTCCATATGAATATCAAAAAAATATTATTAGTCTGTCTGATAAAGAGCGGTTTGTTATCTGTAAGATGCCTAGGCAAGTGGGTAAAACAACAGTAGTGGTGGGAATTATTTTACACAGAGTACTATTTAATGAAAATTACTCAGTAGCCATACTTGCACACAAAGAAAAACAGGCCAGAAATATATTAAGTAGAATACAGCTAGCCTACGAGCATATGCCTAGATGGTTGCAACAGGGCATTGTTGAATGGAACAAGGGTAATGTGGAGTTAGAGAATGGTTCTAAGATACAAGCAAGCTCTACTGCATCATCTGCAATTCGTGGTACATCTCAAAATTTTGTATACTTAGATGAGTTTGCATTCGTTCCTAATAGCATACAAGAGCAGTTCTTTGCTTCAGTTTACCCCACAATATCCTCGGGCGATACTACTAAATTACTAATAACGTCTACCCCTAATGGTCTAAATCTTTTTTATAAGATTTGGTCTGACAGTGAAAACGAAAGAAACGATTATAAACGCGTAGATGTACATTGGAGCGAAGTTTCAGGACGGGATGAAGTCTGGAAACAACAAACAATAAACAATACTTCCGAGGAACAATTCAGGCAGGAGTATGAATGCGAATTTTTAGGCTCGTCATCTACCCTTATTTCAGGCGCTAAATTAAGAACTTTAGTATATAAAAATCCTATCAAATCAGATGAACATCTAAAGATATATGAATTTCCTGAAAAAGAAAAAATTTATGCTATAGCTGTTGATACTGCCAGAGGAAGAGAAGGGGACTACTCAGCATTTAAAGTTTTTGACGTATCATCACTTCCTTATGTTGATGTTGCAACTTATAGAAACAAAGAAATAGACCCCCTTGTATATCCATCCATGGTATATAATCTAGCAAAGTACTATAATAGTGCGGTTGTGTTGGTTGAGATTAACGATGTGGGTCAACAGGTAGCAGACATCCTACAGCATGACTTAGAGTATGATAATTTAATTTTTAGCTATTCATCTCCACTCAAGGGTGCTATTGTATCAGCCGGCTTCTCTGGAAGCTCACATGCTGGGGTAAGAACTACCAAGCTCACAAAAAAGATTGGCTGTTCTATTTTAAAGTCGCTAGTAGAGAATGATAAATTAGTCATATATGATTTTGATACTATTCAAGAGCTTTATAGATTTGTAAGTGACGGTGTGTCGTTTAATGCTGAAGAAGGAAATGATGATTTAGTTATGTGTTGTGTAATATTTGCGTGGCTTTCAGACCAGCAGTACTTTAAAGATTATGCAAATAATAATTTTAGAAAGAATTTATACGAAAATAGCATTCAACGTATAGAAGATGAATTAAGTCCATTCGGGTTTATAGATGACAAAAGATCAGAGGAAGTACAAGAGTCTGGCAGATACAATATAGTGGATCTTGAAGAAAGGGGAATTTCTTTTGATAAGTGGATGTCAACTTAATAAGTATGTTTTTTTATAAATAAAAAGTGATTAGTCAAGTACCTTGTCATAAATAACCCTTTGAAGGAGGACAAAATGGCATTTCAAGTTAGTCCAGGTGTAAATGTCACTGAAATTGACCTGACTACTGTAGTCCCAGCAGTTTCAACAACAGAAGGCGCGCTAGCTGGCGTGTTTCGTTGGGGCCCAGTAGGAAAAAGAATTTTAGTAGACTCAGAGTCAAATCTTGCTACTCGTTTTGGTAAACCAACAAATTTTAACCCAGAAACGTTTTTTACTGCTGCTAACTTCTTAGCTTACGGCAATAAGCTTTATGTGGTTAGAACAGCTAATACCACGGATGCAACAGGCGTGAACGGCGCATTATCTGCCTTTGCTAACGTAAGTGTGGTCACATCGAACTCAAACCTAGTCATCAAGAATGATGATGATCTTTATAACTCAACAGTAATGAATACTGCTGGTAGTGAAACAAACGTAAGATATATTGCTAGATACCCGGGTGCGCTAGGCAACTCACTAAAGATTTCAGTTTGTGATACTTCTAACGCTTTCTTCTCTAACACCGCATTAGTCAGTAACTCTTCAATTAGCTCAAATGGAGATCTTACTTCAGTAGTTGCTATTAACGGTTCGAACACTTTTTCAGTAAAAATAGGTCAGAGTGGCACAGGCACTATTGCTGATGCGGTTGCTGGGGCCACTGCTTTAAGATCACTTCTTTCTGTCTCCGATTTAGTTGAGCTCGGCAATACAACAGTTGGTACTCAACTTGTAAAGGTAACTTCTATCGGCTCAGTATCAAATACTTCAACACAAGCCTCGTTTACTGTTAACACATCATCAAGCTTTACGCTTAACAGTGTCGATGGAGAAGGGGTTGCTAATGTTGCTTCAATCAGTGCAGGCTACCTTAAGAGATACTGGGAGTTCTCAACTGCAGTTGACAAGGCACCCGGAACATCAACCTACAATGCTAATTTTGGCAACTCTGCAGCTGTAGACGAAGTTCATGTAGTTGTTCAAGATCAGGACGGTATGTTTACCGGCGTTCCTGGTGCTGTGCTAGAAGTCTTCCAAGGCCTTTCAAGAGCTACTGATGCTAAGACAGCAGACGGCGCAGCAAACTTTATCAAAGATGTAATTAACCAAAACTCGCGATATGTTTACTATAACAACAACAGAGTTATTAATTACACTAATTCTGCTCAAAACCTTGCATCACTAGCAAACAATACACCGCTTTCCCTTTCATTTGTTGCTGGTACTGATGGTCTTGCAGAAGATTTAGTTCCTGACAATATCATTACAAGCGGTTACGATCTATTTTTATCAGCTGAAGATGTAGATATTTCTCTTGTGCTTCAAGGTAAAGCTATTGGTGCAAATTTCCAATCAACTCTCGCAAACTATATCATTAATAACATCTGTGAATCAAGAAAAGATTGTGTCGCTTTTATCTCGCCAAACAAGGACTCAGTTGTACTTAATTCAGTCAGTGATGAAGAAAATGACATTATTAAATTCAGAAATGCACTGACCTCAACATCATATTCTGTTCTTGATTCAGGGTACAAGTATCAATACGACAAGTATAATGACGTATAT